GGAACAAAACAGGGTAGTTGTCATTGTAGCCGGTCTTTTCATAAGTGAAATTACCTGCGTTGTACATAGCGGGCCACCAGTGAAAAGGTGTTATTTTCTCCCGGTATGCTAACGTCGTAAGCACTGCCTGATCGTGTCTATGCTCTTGAAACTCTGGGTGGTTCTGGCATTTGCCTGGGCTGTCATCGATCATCCCCGACACAGTGCACCAAGTAAGCCACTCCTTAACGAACTCACGCGATTTGGGCGTATTGCGAATGATAATCACGCTGGCCTGCACTTGGCTGCCACTGTTCCAACAGTTAATCGCTTTCATTACATCAGCCTTACAGAAATGCACGTGCTGCCACATATTACCGAATAGCCACACATCGCCCTGCATGCGAGTTGTAATGTGGCTGATAGGGGCTATGAATTCCACGCCTGCGTCTGCATAAATCAAATACTCCCATCCCTTAATCGGGTTTAGCTCCCTGTCAATAAAATACGGCTTCCATAGCCAGTACCCCGCGCCGCGCTTCTGACTTAATATCTCCCGGTTCTCCCACATGAAATCCTGATCAATATCTTGTGGCCGGTAGATAGTCGCGGTATCGCACCCATTTGCCAATGCAGAGACTTTGCAGATCTCGGCCGCGATTGTCATTGATTTGTCGGTGAAGGTGATGAGGTGGGTCATTTGATATCAATTTGGGCACCTTCGACAATACCGCCTTCAATGAAAGATGGGGCAGGAATACCCTTTAATGTCTCAACGGCCTGGTTACTGAAGACGGTTTTTTGCAATTCCACTAATGAATGAATAAGAGCCGTTATCGATTCTGGTTTATCAAATCGCATAACCACTGAAAGGTTTGGTAGCGTGTTAATATCCTTATCCTCGAAGTCGTGGGACACATCGCCTATGTTGTGCCCCTGCACTTCAGAAAAGCAAAGGGTATTATCTGCGATCTTACCAACTTCTTGGGCTTTAGTCATCATTATGTCACCGGTACTAAAGTGGATAATTATTACGTCCTTATGACCCCCGTAATTTTCTTTTGTAATTGGCATGTCATTATTTGCCCGTCCGGGCCAGTTTAATCAGTCGTCTTTAATTGTGATTGCTTATGTAGCTCAGGGTAATTCTGGCCTTCAATACGGTGTAGCTTAAAATCTGTAGCATATATATCACTCATGCTTACTCCCCATTCATGACCTTCTGTACTTGTCTCCCACCATATGCTTGCAATTAGCTTTCTTCTACCCTTGTCATATGTAAAGTAGACTATGCCTGAATCCCGCAGCCGGTAAACAACCTGGCCTTCTTTCATCTTCTCGCATGCCCAAAACCATGTTCCTTTGCAGCCAAATAATATTTTTAGGCGTTTAATCATGTTTACCGTTTAAAATAATATATTTTAGGTCCAATGTTATAAAGCATATCATTAGTAATCTTCTGTATTTGCTCAGCTATTGATTGCAACTTTCTACCATGGAAACCCCACATGATTTTACCCTGTAAACTAGCCTTGGTAATTTTTGACACAAGGTTTTTAGGGGAAACATCGCCCTTGTTTGTATTACACTGAGCACAGCATATTACAAACCTCTCTGTCTTTCCTTTTGATTGCGGCAGGTAATGGTCAATGCTTGCTCGATTGGGATGGTTGCCGTTATTGTCACCTCTTTTTAGTTTCGCATTACAATAAAAGCAATGGGTGGCTATCGCCTTTGCGTAATCAACAGTGCCAGGTATTACATGCTGATACTTCTTATAAAAGAAGTCGTGAAAATTATACTTTGGTTTTGGCCACTCATCTACCCACCGGTTCATATAAACTGTAAGAGCTTTTAGGCGCTCCATTGGGTTCGCATTTGAAACTCGAACGCTATCATAATGCAATGTGCTCATATTAATTTCATTTCAGAGTTTTTAAATATCTCATCATAGTTCACCATCTCATTCCATATAGCCGATTTACGCGGCCGCTGGTAAGCAAGAAAAGGTTTACATATGTAAGCCTTCCAATTCGCCAGTTGTGCCCCCATCCAATTATCGAACATCATTTCACTTTCACCCGGGTGGTTGTCAAGTATAAACTTTACAATAGGCTTACGGTATACTACCGCATGAGTAGTCCAACAATCGGTCACCCGGTAGATATGCTGACTTATTGGCTGCGGCTTCTCGTCACGGATATTGCCTCCCAGGTAGAAAATATCGAAGTCCTTCGGCAACTCCCGCAATATCTGGCTCATCAAGTGCAGATTCCGAAAGTCGCAATCATCTTCAAGGAACAGCAGCGTGTGATCTTTGCTGTCGTAGAACTCCTGCAGGATGGCGTAAGTGGACAGGTTGAATGATTGATGGGGCCCGATAGATGGTATTGCTTGGAATGGCGAAACAGGTACCCCCACAGCATTGAACTCTGCTTGCGCTATTGTCCATTCGTCGCCACCGGTTGTAAGGCATGTGATGCGGTCGAAGAAGTGCCAGTTAGTCATTGATCACCTCCACTTCTTCAAATATTGATGTGTTAATTGCTTTGCCCGATACATTTATTCTTTTCTGAGGGCCCACCCACTCATTATAATCATACCCGTCTTCGGTCATTATAGTTCCAAAAGGACTAGGACCCCAATCCTCCACTCCAAATGTTTTATATGGTTTGCCGTTGCAATTAAATGACCAATGCATAATAACAAAAAACCGGCTTCACATTCTTGGGAAATGTTCTGCCGGCATCTGACTTTTTAAAAGCCGTTCGCGCCTCCCAAGTAACGTGAACGGATTACTTATACAAAGGACGGCAATGTTATTGAGTTGAGAAATGGGGGATATACCACTTATTGTTATTTGTAACGCCAGGTGAAGCCGCCTGCGGTCTTTTGTTTGCCTTCGCAGCTATATCGTATACTGGTTTCATTAGAATGATGTCTCGCCGCTTCTTTTATAGATTCGTATTCCATTATATAATTGCCTCCTAAGTCGCACTGTATTACAGGTCTTTTTGTATGACTGTAAGTATGAGTATGTATAACAGGTTGAATAATGCCGTCAAAGTCAGCGTAACGCCATATAAAGCCACCACAAGATTTATAGCTTGGTTTAAGGAGAGCGCACCCATTGATAGTACCGGGGTGTAATTTTAAATGTTCGGCTGCGCTTTTTATGGTATCCCATTGCCGGATAAATTCGCCATTTAGGGTGAATTGATTTATAGCTACTCCGCCTTTCCCTTTTCTGTTATTTCTTATTTGATCAATTACAGACTGGCTAAATGTTTTCCCCTTAAATGGAGAAACACCGCCCCTTTTAGCAAGGGAGATATTCTTGCAATGCTCTTCTGACCTTTTATGGCCCCTTAATGCCTTACTAATAGCCTCTTTAGATTCTTTTGTCCTTTTTGATCCCTTATTGCTTTCGATCAATTTTTGTATGTTCTTTTTACTCCATTCTGGATTATCGAGGTGATACTGTTTTGACTTTGCACCCACGATCCGTTTAGTCTCTTCTGCTATCTTGCCGTTATTCCCTCCGCCTTCACGAATATTTAACAACTGATACCCTTCCGCTTTATATACCTCAATGTAATATCGCTCCCAGTAATCAAGGTCGGATTGAGTAAAAGGACCTCTGAAATCAATTATAATAAACAACTTATGGGCGTCTTCGCCATGCTTATGATAACTTCGGTATAGCAACCTCTGACTTTTTGATACTCCTGATTTATAGCGGTGATATAGATCCCAGGTCTGACCAATGTAGATTTTGCCTGTTGGAGATAGGATTCCGTAGATGCATATTGTCCCTTTATGGGAAATGCTTACTTTTGGCATGTTATATTTTGTTTTGTAGTGATTACAAATATAACAAAGAATCCCGGGCGTTGAAGTCCGGGATTCGTATTTAACATTATACTTACTAACTGTAATGCCTATGTGGTGCCCGCTGTCATCCATGTGAAGGCGTCTGTGCGAAGAGTCGCCAATGCAACACGGGCCTCGGCCTTACATGTGATCAAATTACGCTGAATATTGTCGCTGTCCTGCTCGTACATGTTTACATTCAGCCCTTCAGTTTGAATGATGGCTGCTTTGGTCCAGTCGCCTAACAGGATGCGATCATTGCCAATATTGGACGCATTTGTTTTGAAAACAGGCACACCAACAATAGCTACATCACCGTTGGGCGTAATCGTAACACCACCAGGGATTGAGTAATCGTTTGGTTTTGTTTTCAACATCTTTGCCCATACCTGGTTAGTCACTACAATGCCGTTAACATCGTAGTCGCGATCTTCCAGGTTAGCAATGGCCTCGATCACTTTCTCAACGGTTACCGTTGATGTGCCGGCAGTACCGGTAGCAGCAGAGTACAAGGCCCCGAAGAACTTGTTATCTTCAGTACGCAGGTAATCTTCTACCAGCTCATTAGATACAAATGACTGCATGAAAGGTAAATCCTGCAGCATCTGCTTGGCAATACGTACGAAACCGGCCAGGTAATCCACGGTCACGGTTACTTCCGTAAAGTCGTAATCGAGTTGTTCCTTTAGATTCCCGTGAGTTGTTTGGAAATCAAAAGAACCCTCGCCTGCAGGTATATTTTGGCGGTAAAACTTCCACAGGCCGGTTGCTGAAGGGATAACATTCAGCAGATCGCGAATGTGAAGTTTACGGCGTCCACGTAATGCGGGTTGGCTTGCATATGTAGCCTGAACAGAACCGGTCAGGTTAGCGGCTGCGGTCATATTACCAACAGCTTTCACCTTAAATTTGTGCTGTGCCACGGGCTCATTTGCCTGTTCCTTTATTTTGGCAAATTCTTCGGCAAAGGCATCTTTCAGCAGCTTGCGTGTGCTTTCAACGTCTTCGCCGTTATCGCCGGTAACCCTGCGCCCCTTGCTGGCTTTGAACTCTGTAAGCTCATCCTGCATTTGCTTCAGAGTGGCGCCTTTAGCGGCCATCTCTGTGTTGATGACTTCAACCTGTTTATTGAGGTCATCAAACCAGGCCTTAGCCTCTTTCTGTTTTTCTTCCAGTTCTTTTTCGGATACTGCTGCATCCGCTTTCGCCTTGATCTCGTCAAGGGCTTTCTTGTTTTTAGTCTTGAAGTCGCCAAAATCTTTGACGAGGTCTTCGACCAATTCTAATTCATCTGCCATTTTGAAATAAGTTTAAATGATGGTTTAATCGTCGCCTGCCAAAGCCATTTTGGCTTTTAGCTGCAACAGTTTGCGTCTTAACTCATCCTTCTTATTTCTGCTGGCATCCGGCTGACCGTCTTTGATGACGTGGCTGCATTCTGCGCATTTAATGCTTCCTAATTCGTCTGCTATGGCCAAAGATTTAGTTGCGCACTTTGGACATTTTACAAACGTAGTGTCAGTGGAAATTGCGGTATCAGAACTTTTATGTAGAAGTGATTTAAGCGACTTTTGGATTAACTGAATTGCATCATCTGATGCAGTAGTGTTACGAATGAACTTTTGCATTTTAGCAATTTGTGCCTCTACCTTCTCTTTCATTCCGTAACGGAGCTCAGAACGTAGCCCGCCAATTTGGTCAGCCTGGCGGGAAATGATGTACATAATGTATGTGTACAAGTCGGAATCAGTATCAAGCCCAGCAGCAACTTCAACGGCGGCTTGTATACTGTCCATACCGTTGCCTATTAATCGAACTAACAACGCCTGCTCTTGTTCGTTTAATTGTTTCACATTGAAATCAGGTATGTCAGCAGACTTTTCTACTGAAATAACTCCTGATTTTTCATGGGCTCCCCAGTGAGTAAGCACGGATGTTTCATAATGTTTAACCTCAATGAAATCTTTGCCTTTACCTTTTATATCCTTATATTTTATTGGGTCAAAGCCGAAAGACGCGGCAACTATCGTTTGTTCATCCAGCATTTTCAGAACATCTTCACCAAGTGTATGCGTTCCTAATTTCACCCGAGTATAGGCCTGTTCGCTGTCATCCCATGTTTGCAATACTTTGCCAGGGGCCTGATCTTTTTTATGATTGAGGAAAAACCGGAGTAGATTAAAATTCTCTTTCCACGATTTATCAAACATCCCACGGTTAGATCTGTCTTGATCACCATCAAGGGTTTTGTAGGTAGCATGGGCAATTACAGCTTCCCGTTTGCCCATGTCAATGTCTTTTATATTTAATTCAATGCTCTTAGTGATCATTGTATTTAGTGTTTATTGTTACCCTGTTTGTGATAAGCCCGGAGGCCTAATAGGAATTACTCTTGCCTTCGGTATCAACCGGCCATTCTCGTCTCGCTTAGCCCTTACCGAGCTACTACACCTGCAATTGCACAGATTCGCGGCGCTCGCCGTTGGATCTCCTGGCCCTAGCATGTAATCGATGCCTCCTTTTGGCGTTGATACCGTAAACTTGCCATCGACATCTATCACGTCCCCATCGACCGCCCGGTGTGAATGCCTTGTACGATGATCATTAGCCGCAACCCATTCCTTTTCTGTCTCCCACTCCGAATCATCAGTTGCTAGCTTTCTGCCGAAGAATGCACCCTTGTTGAGTTCCGTCCGCGCAATAAGCCGGGCGCGTGCCGCGTTTATCTCCGGAGCTTTTAGTTGCTTTACGATCATATCATTTGACCATCCCTCTTCTGCCGCCTCTGAAAGTACTTTTAGGATTACATCCCGGGTAGTGTCGCTGATCTGTTGTACCAGGGCGAAATACTCCCTGTTGAAAAAGCCAATTATCGCTTGCAGCCATTCCTCTGCTAACCCGAATCCCGCTTTCTCGATCTTCTTCCTGGTACTTCGCCGGATCTCGTAATAGGCCTTTTTGCCGAAGTAGAGCGCCGATTCTTTATGTAGGTCCTGCAGTACTGGCGTTAGTACATCGTTGCCTATCGTGACCAATAACCGACTTTGTGCGCCTTCCAGGCCATAGGCTTCCATGTCGTCAATGAACTGTTGAACCTGAGACTTAAGAGCGTTGTAAATGCGTCTGACATATTTTTTCTCCAACCTGTTTAACTGTTGGATATACGCCTGACTATACTCCCTGCGCTCTTTAGCGGTCATAGCGTCTCAGGTTTTTGAATGGGTACCGGAAAAGGCTTTGGGTCAGCACTTACGGGCGCTGATGGCAATTGTTCTGGTAGTGTGATCGTTGGTTTTTCCATAACAGCATAAAATGAGAAAGGGGCAACCCAACATTGTTATCTGTTGAATTGCCCCTTTAATTCTGACCGGGCTTTATTCGGTCGCCAATATGTTAATCAACCTTATGCGCTCTTTCTCGTAAATCGTTGCCGCTCGCCGTAAGGCTCTGTTGTTACTTTATTTTCAGTTTCAAATACATTTACCGTTTTACAGGTATGGCAAGTAATCCGGATGCCTCCCCACTGCTTGCCTTCATTCGACACTTTCTTTTCCGCCAGATGGCGCCCACAGTTACAACAATTTAAACTTATATACTCCCTTTGGTTTGACATAACTTCTGTTGCTCCTTGTAATCAGCATACAGCTTAGTCCGGTACGCCTGACGTGCTCTTTCACGTTCCCTTTTCTCTGTCTGGCAGGTCTTTTCTGTTGGTATGATCGGGAAACGCTCCATCACCATTGATTCCACTTTCGATAAATCTATCAAGCTCGTAGAATTTGTCATACACCACAAAAGCAATTTTAATCCGGTTTTGAAATTGATGCATATCTTTCATCACCTCCATCATTTCCTGCTTGCCATTCACATAACACGCTACTGCTAATTTACAAGGAATTATTATTATGTAATGACTTTTGTCACTAAACAAAACAAAATTACGGTTTTCTATGATTGCTTCGTGAACTTTCAGTGGAACATCTGATTGCCGGTTCTCTAACACCTGGTCAACGTTCACCGTTACATTGAGAGAATTGAGTCCTTCGCCGCTTGCAACACGTTCGGATAACTGCCTTGCTGATTCAGATCGGTAGTATGTTTGTGGTGTATATACCATTAACGTTAGTCATTATGTCTAAATAAATAATCTTTCAGCC